TGCCGGACGGGTTTTCGCGCTCTGCAATGAATGCGGCTTTGCATGTGTCAGGGTCGCCCATGGCAATGAGCTCGGGCGAGCCATCAGGCAAAAAGCCAACGGTGAATGAAGTCTTAAATATCATAATGATTTATTGGTCGGTGATTCGAATTAAAGCGTTTTGATTTCCCACACTGCATCCGTAGAGAATACCAACGGTGAGATACCACTTGCCCTCGGTCGGGCGATAAAATTTTCTAGTCTGAAATGGCAAACCCGTGCGCGGCTCAATGTTATCGATGACTTCTACATTGCCATAACTCGGGCGGCTCACTTGGCGCGCTGCAATGCATAGCGCGCTCGGGTGACAGTAAAAGCCTTGCAGGTTGTTGCCGGTCGGAATGTCTTGGTATTCGGCAACCCCAAATCCATGGATGCTTGAAAGCTCGCCCTCTTGGATGGGTTGCGCTGTGCCGTAGGCGCTGGCGTCAATGATGGCGCCGTCTTTCGACAGGCTTGCCGTGTAAGACGGGTTCAACATAGCGGTGCGCAATGAGCGCGGGCATTTGTTGGTCGTCAATGTGCTGGCGGCGTCTGCCAGGTTGTCGCTGTCGAAATTGGCGGCAGTAACAACCTGGGAGGCGCTGAAGTTGCCTGGCGTAACAAGCCCAAGCAAATCGTCGGCCACTGCTTTTGCTGTGGCATCTATTGCAGGGCGCAAAAAGGTGCGCTCCAAAATGGTCGGGCTTTTAAGCTTTGAGATTTCGAGGTCTGAAAATGACATCGAGAAGCCTTTAAAGCTCGATAAGGCAATTTCGATTGGTGTGCTTGTCAAATCACTGGCGCCGTAGCCAGTGGACAAGTCCTTGACTGAAACGGAGGAGGGAACGCGTGTGACTGTTTTGTCGCCGCGCTCCCTCACTTCCGTTGAGAAGTTGCGACTGACCAAGGAGAATGCAAAGAAATTGCTAGAGAGCAAATCAATCATTTGCTCACTCACGGCTTCTAAGAAAACGCCTTGGACAGTGTTTGCCATGCTATTAAGCAGACTTGATGCGCTTCAATGCGGCACCGTTGCCAACGGCTACGCCGTAAAGCACGCCCATGGTCAAGTAGTGCTTACCGGCAACGTTGTCATAGAACGTGCGCAATTGGATGGGAAGCTGGGTTGATGGGTCTACGATGTCGGACACTTGAACGCTGCCATCAGTTGGCGCGGCTGGCGTGCGGGCTGCCAAACACAGGGCGGAAGGATGCAGCGCGATGGCGGCGAGGTTTTCGCCGTTGGCTGGAATTCCGGTGTATTCGTAGAGGCTGAAACCATGCACGCGCTGCGCCGCATTTTCTTGCACGGCATCAGAAGCCCCAAAGGAAGAGCTGTCCTGAATGATGCTGTCCTTTTGAATGGACGCATAATAAGAAGGCGGCAGAATCAACGCGCGCTCGGTCTTTGGACATTTGGCGGTGGTCAAGTCGGCTGCCAAGTCTGCCACTTCGTCGGCGTCAAAATTGGCGGCAGTAATGACCTCGTTGGAGCTAAAGTTTGCGTTTAGCACCAAAGCAAGCAAATCGTCCATAACGGCGTCAAGGGTGACCTCTAAAGCAGGTGCCAGAAACTGGCTGGAAAGCCAATCAAAGTTTCCTGCTTTTGATACCTCCATGTCCGTGTACGCAGCACTGTGTCCCTTGAATTTACTAAGGGTAATCGTTATTGGGTCACTCTCAACGTCTTGCGCGGCATAACCGCCGGACAAGTCCACGGCGGTCATGCTGAGAGGCACGCGGGTGGTCACAGATTCTCCGGCGCCGCTGATGTCGGTTGAGAAATCGCGAGCAAAAGCGCGAAGCGGGTGGAACTGGGTACTCAAATAGTCGAGTGCCTGTTCACTGATTTGGGCGAGGTTGATACCTCCTAAGTTATTGGGCATTTTTTACAGTCTTTCTTTGATGTTTTTAAGGTAGAAAGCGCGGCGCTCTTGGCGGTCCTCAATGGCGTTGTATTGCTGCCATAAGGTTTCAATAGACGCCTCGGGTGCCGGCTCTTCGGTGGCTTCTTCAACTGGTGCTTCAACGCCAACAGATGCGGCGATTTCAACCGCTTTGTCTGCTGCGCTCTTCTGTTGCTCCTCAAGAAGTAAATTGGTTTCCTCAAGCAATTTGACTTTTTGCTCGAGTGCTTCGATGTCCTCGGCGTGTTGTGCGCCAAGTTTGGCAACCTCTTCGGCGTGGCTTGCTGCCGCGCCTTCGATTTCTGCCTGTAGGTTTTTATTTGCCTCGGTGGCTTCTTCCAATTTGCCGGATAGGCTGGAGAGCTCCACGTTGGCTTTCACTAAGTCTAGAATCGTTTTCATTTGTTTTTGTGGTGTTGGTTAAAGGTTGGTCATGAGCGCAATCACGTCTTGCAGGTCGTCAATCACGCCGTCTGCAAGGCCCGCCTCAACAGCCTCAAGGCCCTCGTAAACTTGGCCGGTCATTGAGTCGCCTGGCACGGTGCGCTTGACATTGATGTCGTCTTTAAATCGGTCGTGCCACTTGTTGACGTTTGCTTGCAGGCGCTCGCGCGCTTCGTCGCTCAGTGGCTTAAAGTCGGCATAATCAAGCTTGTTTTCGCCGGCGGCGATGGCGTTCACGCGCAGGCCCTGATTGCGCAGATATTCGCTCTGGTCCAGCAAAGCGATATAAACGCCGACACTTCCCACCTCGGCGCTTTGGCTCAAAAGCACATTGTCGGCTTGGCTGGCTATCCAGTAGGCCGCGCTGGCGGCGGTGCCTTCTGTGTAAGCAACCAGTGGCTTTTCAACTGCGCGCATTTTTGCGGCAAGCTCGGGCAATCCGGTGATTGTGCCGCCAGGTGAGTCGATATGCAGCAAGATGGCGGTGACGTTTGGGTTGGCATCTGCCTCGGCCAGTTGTGTGGCAATGTCGTCGTAGTCGGTCATCCCAAACATGAGCTCCCAATCGGTGAGCATTTTACCCAGGGGGCCGTGAATGTGGATGATGGCAATGCCGTCGACTTCCTCCGGCGTGGGTGGCTCATAAGGGCCGCCGTCTTCGTCTTCCTCGTAGTGATACGCATGCGCGGCCTCCACGAGCGTGGAGTGATATTGTGGGCGAATGGCCCATGGCTCGTTGGCCAACTTATGCGTCAATTTCGCTTTCATTATTAAAAACTGGGTTGGGTGTCCTTTGGCTTAAAAGGTGCAAGGCGGTTTCCATGGAGACGCTGTAATCATTTGCCAGGCGCTTGGCGCGCTCTAACAGGTCGCTGGCTTCGCGTTCAACTTGGTCGCGCATGTCTTGCCAGTCATGCCCGCGTTCGCCGGCATCTTCGCGCATGGTGCGAAGGCCCATCTTGATGGCGTCTTGGTTGGCTCGCGCTTCGCGGCCAAGGTCGACGGTGATTTTCTTCGGTGCTTGCCAGTTGACGCGCCACCAGTTGTCTGAAGGTGGCAGGTCGCCGCGCTTGATGCCGCGTGCAATAACCCAGCCCCAAACGCGATTGCAAAATCTGGAAACTAGAAGGTCTTGGCGCTCCTCGAATCGGCGGGCCGCTTTTTCTAAAATGAACCGGCTTGCGGTTCCTTGTTTGCTGGGTTCGACGACGAATTCGTATGGCACGCCAAGACCTAAAGCCACGTCACGAATCAGATACTCCAAGAAGCCAGCAAAAGCAGGGGATGGTTTATTGCTGGCAAAACTTTCGATGGATTCGCCAATTTTAAGGCGGGGCACCATGCCGGCTTGGAATGTGTCCCATGGCACCGTGCCGGTGTCGGCGGCGGCATAACCGTCCTCGATTAGGCTGGTGCCATCATCAGCAATCCCGCCTTGAGTGGTGATTGCCATGCCGACGGCGCTGTTCATCTTCACGCCAACCTTCTCAAATTCGAGAATGTCAATCGCGTCCCTGATGTGGTCAATGGCGTGGGTCAGCGCTGACACGCCGCGCAGTTGCGCCACGCGGTCGGGGTCATAGACAAGAATGAAATTGTTGGCGCTTATGGAGCGATAATCATCGCCATCCTTGACCGTGTAAGCAGTGGGCCGGCCAGCGGGCGACACTTTCACGCCATCATGGCCCTCGCCATAATATTGCGGCCCCTCGCTCAAGATGTTGTGAGATTCGACAAGTTGAAGTTGGGGGAACGCGTCTTGGCGGCCAACCATCAGGAATCCAATGTCACCGTCCACGTCCATTCGGATGGACGCAAGCCGCTGCATTTGGCCAAAGGTGAATTGACCGTCAACGCTGCAAACCTTTGACCATTCGGCGAAATAACTTTCATATTCTTTGGACGCATCGCCGGCTTGGCTTTGTGGCTTTAATCCAGGCCCTAGCGCGTAGCGACTAACATCATTGACCGCGCCTCTCACCATCCCGTTATTTGTGTAGAGCCATCGAGCAAATCCCATTAACCGGCGCCTGGCGCCACGGTTTAAGGTGTTGGAAATATCGCTGACAATGTAAGGCAGCGATGTGCGGAAACGGTTGGATTCGGTGCCGCGATAATGGCTTGTGATGCTGGCGCGCTTTTTGGGCGCTGCATCAAAGGCGATGGGGCGCCCGTTGTGGTCTACTAGGCCGCTCATCTGGAAAAACGTGCAAAGGTCATGCGCGCCGGCTTGGTGCCGCTCACAATGCCTTTTTCAATCAAAATGGGGGTGAGTTGTGCGGCGAGCTCGTCGGTTGGCATGACAAGCTCACGCGTGCCGCTCTGGCTGGCGTTGGAAAAGGAGACGGAAACAGAGCCCGACAATATAGCATCCGCAACCCTCTGCTGGAGGGTCGTCAACCATGAGTCAGACTGTAATCTGAGGAAGCCGCTTATATCGCTTGCCATCTATAAAGATGGGGCAATTTGTAAAAAACCAACCTAGTCAGCGGTTGAGAAAAGCTTTGCAATAGACGCGGCAACAACCTGCATGAGCTCGCAGTCCCAAGCGTGATTTGCGCGAAAAGAAATCCAGCGCAGCGTTGTGCGGCCATGTTTATCGAGCACTTCCCGCTTGCGTTCGCTGTCGATTTGCTTGGCATATTCGTCGGCCAAGTCGCCCAAGTCGCAAACTTCCCAAGGGTGACTTTTGCCGCTTTTAAGAAGTTGCAAAACATCTTTGGTGGTAGGGTTGGACCATCTAAAGACCGGCGGCGCTGTGCGCCCTGTAGCGCTCACGCGCGTGGGCTTGCTAAACATGCGGCGCACTGTGTGCCCATTGATGTTGTGCGCGTAGTCAATAACGTCTTCGCCTCTCATGCCCATCCAGCCATAGCGCCCGCATTCGGCCAACACCCTGGCGCGCTGGTAGCCGACATCCAAAAAGGTGCGTTGAGGCGCAACATTGAATTCCTTGCGCATGTTTTCGATATCTTCAAATGAGGTCAGGCGGCGAAAGGTTAGCAAACGGCTGGCGCCTGTTTTGCTCCATGACCGGCAAACCGCCCAGAATTCCTCCAAGTATGCTTGAACGTCGACGGTCAAAAAGCGCGTGGCCTCGTCCTCCCATTCCGCGCCTGGCTCGTAATCTTTAACAACCACCTTTTCAATATCGACGTGATTGGTGGCTTTCCATGGCTCGGCAAGGCGCAAGGTCACAAATTCGCGCAGCGGTTGAATATAGCCGGCGGCTGCGTGTTGTTTGGCGCGCAAGAAATCAACCACCAAATCGGCCCATCGCATGACTGAAGGAGGCAAAACTAATTGTGAAAAACTAAACGAGCGCACCCTTGGCGTCGGGTTGGGGTTGCTGGCTTTGTAGCCGCCGCGACTCATGGCCCTCCAATTGGCCTCGGTGTTTTCGTGGGCGTGGTCGCAATGTGGGCAAACCATGCGCACGGTTTTGGCAACTTCCTCGTAATCCCAAACGCCATTTGGCTTGGTGGTTTCGTTAGCATCCCACCTCACAACCTCGTAAAATGCCGGCGCAAAGAGCTCGTTGCAGCCTTGGCATTGCAGGTGCCAATGCTCGCACGTGCCCGCTTGAAAAGCCGCGTCAAAGTCGCTGCCTTCTTCTTCGGGCGTGCTGGACAACCAGTGTTTGCGGTTCCAATAGCGTGTTGTCCTTGCTCGGGCACGCGCAAGCATACCAGGGCGCCAAGCGCTTACCTCGTCGCCAAATAGCCAGCGGATAGACCAAGACCGCAAAAAGTTATTGTTGGCGGCGCCAAGCTTAAGCGTGCAAGTTGTCAGAAAAAGCTCGGTGTTAGTCTTGCGGTGGCGGTCGCGTGGGAATTGCTCACGGATAGGCGGGCATGATTCCAACATGGGCATCAGCCTTTCCTTGCTGTAATCCTTCGCAGCATCTTCGTCCTGCATCACCGCCATGGTTGGCCCTGGGTGGTTGGCTATTGCCCAGGCGGTTGCCACCTGCATGGATACGGTTTTGCCGGTCTGAGCGGCGCAATTAAGCACCACCTCCTCGATGCTGGGGTTAGCAAATGCCGCCAGCGGTTCAATCAACCAAGGCGTTTCGCTGGCTCTAAATTGGTTGCCATAAGGCGATTCGCGAAGGCGCACGTGCTCCAGCGCCCAATCGGGGATAGTTGCCGTGTCTTTCTCAGCAAAGGCAACCTTGCAGCACTCTTTAATAATTCGCTGCATATTTGCTCAAGGCATCGCGCACCTTGGTGTTGTATTGGGCAATGATTGGCTGCGCCTCGGTTGGCGTCAGGCCGGCCACAAGCGGCGGCAATTTGGCCTCTTGCTCGTCCAGGTGTTTGGCAAACTCTTGGCAAATCGCCATCACACCAGCGCGCACATCTTCGCGGTCCAGCACTTTGCCGCGCATCCCTTCAAGCTCAACGTCTAGCTTTTCAACCTGTCGCCTTATCTTCTCAACCTCATGCCACTCCTTGGTCCCTGGTTGCGCCTCGTTGCTTGCCTCAACCGCGTTGGCTTCGCGCGCCTTGGTTATATCTTCAAGCTTGTAAAGGTGGGCGCCCCTCTCGCCAGTGCTTGCCACTGGAACGCGCACCAAGAAGTTGCGCGCTTCGTGATAGCTCATGTCCAGCTTTTGGGCGACGTCATTGATGCCTAAAAGCTTTTCGCTTTTGGAAGTCTTTGCGTTTGTGCGGTTTGATGTGGTGGTCATGCGATTACAGCGTGCTCGTGCGCGGAAACCTGCCTGTGGTTAGGCGCTAAGAGATTCCTTGATGGCGGGGGCGTGCTT